CAGATGATGAACTCCTAGCAGAATTGGAGGGCTAATCAGTGAAGCATCATTTTGAAACAGAAATAGATTCTCAAGAAATTTTAGAAGAATGCATATCTCACGGTATTGGGGATTTGGTTGCGATTGAGGCAGTAGAAAACAAATACGCTTTTCGGCATTGCACATTAAGCCCAAAAGAAACAGCCAAAATGATTTGGAATAGAGTTAAGGAATCAATAGACAAGGATTTTGAATAATGGGCGATTATGCTGACATGGCATATGAAGATAGTTATGCCGATCATTTATGGTCTATAGAAAATGATGATGAATATGATAGTTCGTCGCCTAATATACCAAGTCCGTATGCCGGAATGTTTGGTCGAGATATAATAGGCTTTACCTATTTGGAAATTCTGGCCGAAACGCCAAAGGCTTGGAACATAAGATTCAATTATTCCAAGATACCAACTGATAAATGGTTTCCTAAGTCGAGAGCCAAACTTATTTCTGATAACAGGATAGAAGTGGATAGCTGGCTTCTGGGTCAGAAAATCAAAGAGATTAAAAAAGAAAGAGGAATAGATTGACACCTGATAAAATCAAATCCCTCCGCCAAGCCCTAGGTCTCTCCAGAAACGAGTTTGGAGAACGCCTAGGCTATGAAGGGTCCAATGTGTACGAGACAGTGGAGAAGCTGGAAACGGGAGTTAAAACCCCATCAGGCCCCGTCCGCAAGCTGCTTCAATTACTGAGTGAAAATATTAACAAGGGATAGGAGATGGGTATGGACGACAAAACTAAAGATTTAATTCAGCGCAAACTAGACGAGCTTATGGGCACTCTTTCAACAATAGGGCCGGAGTTTCGCTTTGAGAACTTAGAAACAGACGATGCTGGTCAGATAATTGCATTTTGGGACATGAAATTCTCCCGATGCGAAAATGCTGATTACACCGCGCCTGAAACACAAGCGTGAACAAGGAGAGCGCGGATGATTTATTTTATACTTGGAAACATAACAGGGTTATTAACATTAGTTAATGTATTTCTATTTTTAATATGGAGAAAGTTATGATTGTAGAGGTTTTATCATACGATAAAGAGAAGCACGAATTACAATGCAAGTTTCCTAACGGGTCCATTGAGATAGTTGACCCATTCGTTGGGTGTGCGGTGGAACATGAAGATGGTAATTTGTGTGTTGGAAAGTTTTTTGAAATGACAGATTATTGGAGACGCGGTCCGTATTTATGCCATGGGTTTGAAGAAGTTATTCCTGCGCGTGAACACACAGGAGGCGAATAAATGGACATAAAAACACAAAAATCTATAGCAGCATTAGAGATTGCAATAGGTTATGCGTCATTGGTAGCAGAGGGCGTTGGCAGTATGCCTATCCTTAAATCACGGGCAAAAGATGATTGCCGGATATTCAGCGAGGCTATACGGGGCTTGTCCGAACTTAACAAAACGGAGGTACGGGGATGAGTAGTGAATTGAAGCCAATCGAATGGAAAAAGATTTCTCCTCAATACGGATGGGGATTCCATGTGTTTCTTGTTCAGGCAGGACCGTTTCGATTGATAGATGCAAGGACATCAAGAGGTATCGGGCAGAAGGACAAAGAGGAACCTCTTTGGTACGGCAAAATTAACAACTCTAATTTTGGCCCATATTGGAAAGAAGAAGAGGCAATGGAAACCATGAACAAGGCTTTAAAGTTCGCCGGATACGCATTGCCATCTGCCCTGCGGAAAGGATAAACCCCATGACCAAAAAGATTACAAATGCTATGAACACCATGCCCTCGCCTCCCTCCCGGTTACTTGGTTGGATAGGTTGGTGGGGTTTGTTAAGGGGTTTAGGTTGCCGAGGAATAGGACATTGAGAAAAAAACCCTTGCAAATAGTCATAAGTAATTGCATTATGCTTTTTATAAGCAAGGAAAAGCAATTACATGCCAGTACCGCCACCACCCGGCCCCGGAAGACCCAAGGGATTGCCAAATAAGGCCACACAAGAGGCCCGTGAAGCAATAGGTAGATTTGTAGACGGAAATTCACATCGCCTTCAGGAGTGGCTAGATCGCATAGCAGAGGATAGCCCCGAGAAAGCGTTTAATCTATTCCAGTCGGTTATTGAATATCATGTTCCCAAGCTTGCCAGAACAGAACTCACAGGCAAAAATGGTGGTCCTGTTCAAACAAACGCCACGGTGAAATTTGTCGATTGAGATACAAATACCCAAGGTCTTTAAATTCCTTTTCCAGCCCAAGAGGTATAAGGTTCTATACGGCGGCAGGGGTGGGGCTAAGTCGCACGGTGTAGCAAGGGCCTTGCTTGTCATTGGTATGCAAAAGCCCACTCGCATTGTTTGTGCTCGTGAAATACAGAAATCCATCAAAGATTCGGTTCACAGGCTTCTATCTGATTTAATCCGTCAGCATGGTTTAACTGATTTCTATGAGATACAGGAAACAACCATCAAAGGCAAGAATGGGACTGAAATCCTGTTCAGGGGCCTTAAACACAATACAACTGATCTTAAATCATTAGAAGGCGCTGATATACTCTGTATTGAGGAGGCCGAGAATGTTTCCGATAACTCTTATGAAATTGCCATCCCGACAATTCGTAAAGAGGGTTCTGAGATATGGATCATATTTAACGTAAAAAATATAACCGATCCGACTTATAAACGTTTTGTTTCCTCAAATGATGATGATATCGCTAGAGTAAAGGTATCATGGCGGGATAATCCCTTTTTTCCTGATGTTTTGAATAAAGAGCGCATGAAACTGGAGAAATCAGATCCAGAAGCCTATGCCCATATTTGGGAAGGTGAGCCTGATACGCGGCGTTCCGGTGCTGTCTATGCTAAGCAAATGTCAAAGGCTAGGGCTGACGGGCGCGTGACACAAGTTCCTTACGATGGGTCAAGTGAAGTATTTACTGGTTGGGATTTAGGCTTTGGTGATGCTACAGCTATATGGTGGTTACAATTCGTCGGGCGTGAACTGCGCTGGTTAGAATATTATGAGAACTCTGGCGAGCAGCTAGATCATTATGCTCAGGTCATCAAGTCAAAGCCCTATAACTACATGAAAGATGGGCATTTTCTTCCACATGATGGCGGGCATGGAAATATCCGAGGCGAGAGCGTATCTAATCAATTAAGTATGATGGGCGTTCAAAATCAGGTGCTAGTCAGGGAGACAGATATTAATCCCGGTATCGAGTTAATGCGTAAAACCATAGCTTTCTCTGTATTTGACGAAAAGAAATGCGGTGATGGCATTATGGCTTTGGAGCAATATGCCTATGAATGGGATGAGGATAGAGGGATATTTAAATCCAAACCTAAGCATGATTGGTCATCACATGGTGCGTCTGCTGGTCGCTATGCGGCTATAGCAGCAGCACAAATCAAGGGTGACATGGGTAAAATCAGCAGTGAGATTCATACTAGGAGATATTCAAGCGGAAGTTGGATGGGGTAAAATAGATAAATTGACAATACAAACGGTACTATGATACCAATACAGGTATTCACATACCAAGCTGAGTAAAATGGCAGAAGAATCCGACGATCCAAACACCGATGAAAACCTTCTCCATGAGGCTATGGAAGCTTTTGAGGTAGATCAGGAATATTGGCAACCGGAATATTTACGTGCAGAGAATGACATTAACTTCTCCCTTGGCGATCAGTGGCCAGCTAAAATACGTGCAGACCGTGAATTCGATGGCAGACCTTGCCTAACTGAGAACTGTATTGATGTTTCTTGTATTCAGGTTATTAATGATATCCGCCAAACCCGCCCCGCAATTAACGTAACTCCGTGTGATGACAAAGCTGATGTTGATACCGCCCGAGTTCTAAAGGGACTAGTTCGCAACACAGAGCAGCAATCCAATGCTAACAATGCCTATGACATGGGAGCTGAGAATGCTGTCCGCGGTGGTTATGGGTTTATCCGGGTAAATCTTGATTACAAAGATGATATGAGCTTTGAGCAAGAGCCTTGCATTGAGACCGTTGATAACCCGTTCAGTGTATTAATGGATTCTAATATTAAAAAGCTCGATGGCTCTGATGCTCGTCGAGCTTTTGTCTTTGTTGACATGCCCAAAGATCAGTTTGAGGCTGAATATCCTGATGCCTCGCCTTTAAGCTTTGATCCCCAGCTAGAACAAAAGCACTGGTATTCCCGCACTGGTAATGTTGTCCGTGTTGCTGAGTATTTCTATAAGGAAGATACTCCTATTACGCTTTATAAGTTTGGTGAAGAGGTTATTACTCAGAAACAAGCTGATGAACTAAAGATTGATACAAAGGGCTTGCCAAAGCGCACATCTAAAGAAACCAAGATTAAATGGTGTAAATTCAACGCAGAGCAAATCCTAGAAAAAACAGAATGGATTGGAACATATATCCCGATTGTTCCTGTATTTGGTAAGGTCGTCTGGGCCGATGGTCGCCGTAAATCGTTCTCCCTAACCTATCAGGGCCGCGATCCACAAATCCGCTACAACTTTCATATTACAGCATTAACTGAATATACAGCCCTCCAGCCTAAAGCCCCTTGGCTTGCTTATGATGAGCAATTAACCCCGGCTCAAGCTACTAAATTTGCAGAATCTAACATTAAGAACTATCCCGTCCTATTCCACAAGATGACGTATGATAAGGCGAATAACCTATTACCGCCTCCACAACGTCAATCTCCTCCCGCTGGTTCCCCGGCTATGGCGCAGGAAGCATTGATGGCTAAAGATGGTGTTAAGTCTACCCTTGGCATATTTGACGCGTCACTTGGCGCAAGAGGAAATGAGACTTCAGGCCGCGCTATTCTCGCTCGTCAATCAGAGGGTGACAATGCCACCTTCCACTTCGTTGACAACCTTGCCACTTCTATCAGGCACGTTGGCCGCATTCTTGTAGATCTATATCCTCGTGTTATGTCTGGAAAGACTATGGCGCGTATTCTTGGGGAAGATGGTGAGCCGGATATGGTTCCTATAAACCAGCCTATTTTAAAACAAGGAAAAAAGTTTGTACCTTTGCCTGACGGTATGACACAGGAAAATCCTAATGGGGGTATTATTGCGCTAGACGCTGGCAAGTACGATGTTTCCGTTTCTATCGGCCCATCATTCGCCACTCGTCGCCAAGAGATGACAGCCAACATGCTTGAGATGTTCAAGATGCAGCCAGCGTTAATGCAATATGCAGGAGATATATTCTTTAGAAACTCCGATTGGGATGGTGCTCAGGAACTGGCTGAGAGAGCTAAAAAACTGTTACCTCCAGAAGTACGTGAGGAAGCCCCAGAACAGCAAGCCTTAATGCAAGCCCAACAGCAAATGCAAGGCATGGCTGAACAAATGGCACAGATGGATGCTGCCCTGAAAGCTAAGCAGGATAATCAGGAATTTGAGAACGCCAATACAGCTAAGAAAACTGATGCCGAGATTCAAAAATGGCGCGATGAAATCGAGATTAAACAGCAGGAACTTGCGCTTGAATGGGCCAAGTTAGGACCGCAAGTAGATCCAAAAGCCGTTGAAGGCGTGTTTGCCGCATTACAGGAAATGGACGCCAACCTAAAAGACGTTGGTCAAGCCGTTGCACTAATTCTGGATGAGGCGGAAGCTTCACTTCCTCAATCGGTTCCTACGCCACCGGAAGGCGTTGCAATTCCTCAAGGAGATATGATAGCATGACCACAGATACAGTAGCGACTACGGCAGTAGAAACTACGCAAGACGCGCCAGCGCAAGAACCTTCCAATCCAGTCGCGGAAGTAAATGAGACTGAGACACCGGAGCAATCCGAGAAGCCGCCTGAGAAAACTCCCGACCAAATCGCTTTTGAAAAGCGTATCGCGAGACAAACGGCAGCAAATAGAGAAACAAACCGCCAGTTGCAAGAGGCTAGAAACCGCATTGCCGAGCTTGAAAAAGCCACCGCAAAAGCCGATCCCCTCGCAGATAAACCACACATAGACAATTTTGATACACCGGAAGAATATGCTGAAGCATTAGCGGACTGGAAACTAGACCAGAAAACTAACGCTCCAAAAGAGCCAAGTGTTGAGGATAAAGTACAGCAAGAACTGAAACGAAAAGAGTTTGAAACTACTTTTCAACAGAAGGAAGCAGACTTTAGGAAATCAGCACCGGACTATGATAAATCAACAGAAGTCGTTAATGGACTTTTAAAATATGTTGATCCAAATCATCCGTCCACTCAGGCATTTTCAACTACGTTATTAAACGCGCCTAATCCTCCTGCGCTTGTGCATTATCTGGGCCAAAACCCTAGAGAAGCCATAGCCTTGATGAGCATGGACCCGTTTGAGATTCAAGACCGTCTAGGAGTGATTATCGACCAACTGGCAGAGACTGCACCAGTGCAAGCTGGGAAAACAGAGACTTTGGCTCCGAATTTGCCAACGCCTCCCTCTGCATTAAAGACCGGAAGCACGAAAGTGAACAAGTCAGTTGAAGAAATGTCGGGAAGAGAGTTGCTTAATAGGTACGCCAAAGGGAAATAATTAACCCTATTGGAGAGAATAAATGGCTAATACAATTAATACCCTAAAGAATGCACCGGGCGCTATTTCTAAAATGGCTGCTCAAATGCTGGAAGACAAAGTGCAGTTTTCCAAAACTATCGACATGGAGCCATCTACAACATGGCGAGGACGTGATGGTTATGACACTGGCGATACAATCCAGATTTCAAAACCAGCCCGTTTTACTGTTGGTACAAATGCTGATATTACATCTGCAATTCAAGATGTTGTTGAAGAAAAAGTATCAATGCCATTGGATATCCGTAAGACAGTAGCTATCTCACTCACATCTGCGGAAATCGCAACCGATATGGCACTTGCAAGCTGGACAAAGCGTATTCTTGACCCGGCTATTTCTGCAATTGCTCAAGCTATTGAGTCTGAAAACCTTACACGCGCAATGAAAGCTACTTACAACTCTGTCGGTACTGCTGGATCTACAGTGTTTGATATGGACACAATCCTTGCTGCTGGTCAGAAAATTGACGAGTTCGCTTGCCCTGATAAAGCAAACCGCTACGTATTGCTTAATCCGGCTGCTCAGCGTTCTGCTGTTAATGCTAATAAAGGCCTGTTCCAACAATCTGAAAAGATTGGCGATCAATACCTTGATGGCGTAATGGGTCGCGGTATGGGCTTTGACTTCCTGTCAAACAACCTATTGCCAACACTGACATACGGCGGTGACGTAACTGGTTTGGCTGTTGAAGCTTCTGTTGTTCCTATCACAAACGGCATGTCTACGCTGGGCGTTGATGGTGTAACTTCTGGCGCGACAATCAAAGCGGGTTCAGTCTTTACACTTGCTGGCGTTAATGCAGTCCACCCAATTACTAAAGCTGACCTTGGCTACTTGCAACAATTCGTTGTAACTGCTGACGTAACTGAAACTGCTGGTAACTCGGTAACACTGGCAATTAGTCCGTCCATCTACTACACAGCCAATTCGTTGCAAAACGTGTCTGCTGCGCCAGTAGATGAAACCAGCACACTTACATTTGTTGGTACGGCTTCAACCGCATATGTACAAAACCTTGCCTACCACAAATCAGCATACCGTATCGCGTCTGTACCTTTGGTACTGCCTGACGGCACTGACATGGCTTCACAATCTACATCTGATGGCGGCTTCACAATCCGCGTCATTCGTGATTACACAGTCCTGACAGACAAGCTGATTATGCGTCTTGACTTCCTCGGCGGCTTCGCTGCGGTGCGTCCAGAATGGTCGGCTAGAATCACTGCTTAGTAATTAATTCAATGAGTTAGGTTTTTAGTGGACTGTTTATTTCTTTTGATTTAAATTGATCGCTTCAAACCTAACTTGGAGAATACAATGACTAAGGAACTGAAACTGTATAAGGAGATCGTTTCTATTGTTGATGATGAAGACTACGAAAAACTAAAGGATATAAGGTGGGGTTTCGATGGTAGGTACGCATACACAAAGAAATATTTTTTTAATGATGATGGCGAGTATAAGTATAAGAAATTCTATTTACACAGAGTTATCATGAATACGCCTAAAGGATTGGATACGGATCACATTAACGGTAACAAACTTGATAATAGGAGAGCCAATCTTCGGATAGCAACTAGAAGCCAGAATAATGCGAACCAAAGAAAGACTAGAGGCACAAGCAGATACAAGGGCGTTTGTTGGTTTAAACAAAAGTCTAAGTGGAAAGCAGAAATAAAACTTAATGGTAAAAGAAAACACCTCGGATTATTCGAAAACGAATATGATGCGGCAATGGCCTATAATAAAGCGGCAAAAGAAAGATTTAATTCTTATGCAAAACTTAACTAAGGAGATATAAAATGGCTAGACCTAAAAAGATTGTAGAAGAAGGCGTTGAAGTGACTGAAGAAGGTCCATTCGTGCGCACTCTTTACAAGAAAAATGGCAAAACCAAACCCGCAAAAACACAAGAAATAGCAGACCTTCTGGAAACTGAAGGCTGGGAAAAGGTATAACAATGGCAAGAACTAACATTACTCAGGAAGGCGCATTTGATTCGACTGTTCGCAGACAAGTCAATGCTAACTTCACAGAACTTTACGGCTCTAGCGGTACTGTAACGCTTAACGGTGCTACAAACGTGACTGTGGCTAATACTGCTGTAACAGCTAACTCGATTATTGTTTTCACACTCAAGACCGTTGGCGGAACTGTTTCTCCATCTGCTCCTAACGTAAAGACAATTACTCCGGGAACAGGCTTTGCAGTTGCTGGTACAGCTAGTGACACGAGTACCTATAATTTCCGTATTATTAGTTAGGAAAAGTATATCCTTTATGGGACTTTATTTTTCCATTGATAACAGACCACATCGCCCCTTGGTTAAGGTTTCTTTCTTTGCAAAACTGCGTAAGATTGACACCTTGTTCAAGGTGGCCTTGCGGGTCCTTAATTTTAAACGGGCGCTGTTTAGCCCTAGAGGTTATTTCCCTTTGTTCCTCTGTTCTCTTTTTTCCTTTAAATGGGTTATTTTCTTTTGTCCATCTAAAGCAATTATTCATCCGCCCCTTCTCGGCGCAGTCTCTCATGTTTTCTGTTTGACTTCCAAGAAAGAGGTGTTGTGGATTAACACAAGAAGGGTTGTCACATTTGTGACAAACGTACATTCTTTTATCAAATGCGCCATTGTGAATTTCATAGGAAAGTCTATGCGCTCCAAGTTTTATGCCGGACTTTCTGTCTTTCCCATCCCAAAGGTAGCCATACCCGCCCCTGCTCTTTGTGCCGTCCCAAATCCAACAGTTTTCGGTTTTAATAACCTTTTCCCAGAATCTTTGCTCAAGTGTTTTTCTTTCCATTCAGATAGAATATCACGTGCTATTAGCAAGTCAACACCAATATACAATTATAAGGTGAAATAATGACCACAGTCCGCGATCTTATAGGTTCATCCCTTCGTCTGATTTCAGTATTAGGCGCAGGGGAAAATATGACTGCGGAAGATGCTAACGATGGATTAAGCACATTAAACCAGATGCTGGCCTCATGGTCGGCAGACGGTCAGGTTATTTATAGCCGATCAGTAGACACAAAGGTTTTAACGGCTGGCGTATCTACATTAACAATGGGCGCGGGTGGGGATATAAATACTTCCCGCCCCGCTTCCATTACAAACGCAACTGTTACTTTGGGCAGCGTTGTTTATCCCGGTATTAATATATGGAATGAAAGTGCATATTCAACTTTGACATTTCCATCACAGCAGGGAATACCTTCTGAATTATATGTGAACAACGGTTCACCACTTGTCACATTGCAATTATATCCGGTTCCTATTGGTGGCTTGACGCTTACTATTTACAGCATGAAGACCTTGGCAAGCTTGGGATTGAATGATGTTTTGGATCTTCCTCCGGGCTATGAAATGGCATTGAGATTTAATCTCGCTGTTTTACTTGCCCCTGAATATGACAGGGAGCCAAGACAGACCGTTTCAGATATGGCGAAGGAATCAAAAGGCGTTATCATGCGTAACAATCAACAATACTCCCCGCCTATATCTGCGGTTGATCCCGCCCTTGACCAAAGATACACAAACGCTGGTATATTCGGATTTAATATCTACGGAGGTTTCTAATGAAAATCCCCGGTTTCGCTGGCCCAACATACCAGATGGATGCGGTATCTTTTGACTGTCAAAGGTCAGTCAATCTATTCCCCATTACAAGCGAAATAGGCACTTCTAAAAGCCCTGTGGCGTTAAGAATAACAGCAGGGTTAAGTGATGCTGTAGCTATTGGTGGCGGCCCTGTGAGGGGCTGTATAGAGGCTGATGGTAGGTCGTTTTGGATATCAGGGGCAGACCTGTATGAATACACAGGCGGAGTTACAACTAATCACGGGTCGCTCTTAACGGGCACTTCCAGAGTTACCGTGAACTATAACGGAACCCAGTTATTCATAGTCGATGGAACATATGGATATATTTTCACGCTTGCTACTAATGTTTTAGAGCAAATCACTAGCCCCGGTTTTCCTTCCCCCGCTGTTTATGGCACGTATCAGGATAATTATTTCATAGCTACCAAGGGCGGCACGGCCCAGTTTTACATTTCAGCTATTGGTGACGGTCTTACATGGGACATATTAGATTTTACCACTGTTGAATCCGCACCCGATGACCTTGTTTGCTGTATATCAGACGGGACTAATTTATGGTGCTTGGGACAGACTACGGTTGAAGTTTATCAAAATACCGGGGCTGCGGCCTTTCCTTTTGAACGTGTTCCCGGTGCGGTTATTCAATCTGGTTGTGCGGCGGCATTTACAGCTATTATTTACGATAATGCCCTTACTTGGCTGGGTCAGGATGATAGGGGTGGGAATATCGTATGGAGAGCTAACGGTTATCAGGCTTCGCGTATTTCAACTCAGGCGATTGAGAAGAAGATTGCGACTTCATCTAATCCGGTTGAGAGTTATGCTTATACCTATTACGAGCAAGGCCATGCGTTTTACTGCCTTCAGGTAAAGGGACTTAATTCCACTTTATGCGCTGATGCGGCTACGGGTTATCAGTGGCATGAGAAATCGTATCGTAACCCATTAACTAATATGGACGAACAGCACCGTGCTTCTTGTCATGTGTTTTATAATAATCAGAACTTGGTTGGCGACCGTGAATTAGGCATGATTTATAACCAGTCTCTCTATATTTATGACGATAATGGTGATGAGATAATTAGAAAGCGCGTATTCCCTCATTTACAGGAAGAAAAAAACCTTATTTATCACTCGGTTTTAGAAATTGATATTGAACCGGGCCAAGGTCTTCAGACAGGCCAAGGCTCTGACCCCATGATGATGATGCGCTATTCTTCGGATGGCGGTTTCACGTGGAGCAATGAAAGAATGGTTTCTGTAGGACGGGCTGGGAAATATCTGACTAGGGCTAGGTTTACCCGCCTTGGGACGG